CTCCTGGAGGGGCCGCAGCGTTATACTTGTCTGGCGGGGGGAACACGCTCAGGCAAGACCTTTCTTATTGTCCGCGCTATCGTTATGCGCGCGCTTCAGGAAAAAGGTTCTCGCCATGCTATATTACGTTTCCGCGCCAATGCGGCGCGAGCTTCCATAGCGCTCGGTACGCTTCCTCAAGTTGTGCAGCTCTGTTTTCCTGGTATGCCGCTTAAAGAGCACCGGCAGGACGGTTATTGTGCGCTGCCGAATGGTTCGCACATCTGGATCGGGGGACTTGACGACAAAGACCGTGTCGAGAAAATCCTCGGTCTTGAATATGCAACGGTGTTCCTGAACGAAGCTTCGCAGATCCCTTATTCCTCCGCGTTAATCGCCTTCACGCGGCTTGCCCAAGTGACGCGTGGAATTCGGCAGCACGCGTTTGTGGATCTAAATCCGGCCGGCAAGTCTCATTGGACTAATGTTCTGTTTGGGGACAAACGCGATCCGGTTTCCATGCAACCGCTCAAAGACTCGGACAACTATAGGCGCGCATTTTTGAATCCTCCAGACAATATCGCGAATCTTTCCAAGGAATTCCTAGAAAGTCTCGAAAATTTGCCGGAAAAGCAGCGCAAACGCTTTTATGAGGGCATTTATATTGATGAAGTCGACTGTGCGTTATGGACCTATGAGACAATCGATTTAAATCGGTGTTCACCCGCAGATATTCCAGAAGAAAAGCGGGCGGCTGTTGTCGTCGCCCTTGATCCTTCAGGTGCGGCAGGACGTGATGATTTGAATGCGGATGAGATAGGAATCGTTGTTGCAGCAAGAGGGTTTGACGGCGATTGTTATATTCTGGCGGATCTTTCATGCCGAGAAGCGCCGGCAGTGTGGGGTAGGCGGGCAGTCACCGCCTTTCATGAATTTCGTGCAGACTGCATCGTTGCTGAAAGCAATTTCGGCGGCGAGATGGTTCGAGCGACCATACAGTCGGCGGATAGAAACGTGCCAGTACGCCTAGTGTCCGCAAGCCGGGGCAAGGCGATTCGGGCAGAACCGGTCTCCGTGCGCTATGCGCAGGGCCAAGTGCATCACGCGGGGAGGTTTGGCAAGCTCGAGGATCAACTCTGTGCCTTTTCCGCAGCTGGTTACACAGGGGGCGGCAGCCCCGATCATGCGGATGCTGCGATCTGGGCCCTGACGCATCTTTTCGACCGCGACAATGGTACGGGGATTATTGAGTTTTATCGTCGTGAGGCGGAGACCGCCAACCGTGCATAATGTAGCGATCGCATGATCGAATAATTGCGCTTCACCGGTCATAATAAAACACAACTTTAATGCACGAAGGAGTTGGCATGGCCGAACGTGGCGAGGGGCAAAGAAGCTGGCCGCTTAGTCCTTATGAGGTCAATGTCAGCTTCGCGGATATCGGAGCTGCAGGGGAGGCGGCGAACTGGTTCGGCCCATTAAACCCAATCACGCCGCTCGCGCCGCCCGAGGTTGCCGGGCGGCAATGGGATTATCCGGCAGGTTATAATCTTTCGACACTCACGCGTCCCTACGAGCCAATTACCTTTGCGACATTGCGTGGGCTCGCGGACGGTTACGATCTTCTGCGACTTGTCATCGAGACGCGAAAGGATCAGGCCGCGCGTCAAACATGGAGCTTCTCGGCAAGGGATACATCCTCGCGTACGGCAAACGACGCAGCGCGAATTGCAGCATTGACAAGTTTCTTCGCACGTCCTGATGGCATCCATGGCTTTGCCGATTGGCTCCGCATGCTGCTCGAAGAGGTTTTTGTCACGGACGCGCCGGCGCTCTATATGAACAGGGACCGTAGTGGACGGCTAAAGGCACTCGTGCCGCTTGACGGCGCGACGATCAAACCCGTGATTGATCCATGGGGGCGTCCGCCACAGCCTTACTACGCCAACGGCAAGCTTGTTTACCCTGCTGCCTATCAGCAGATTTTAAAAGGGTATCCGGCTATTGATTATTCGATACGCGACCTGATCTATCGGCCGCGCAATCTTCGCGTCAATCGTGTTTACGGGATGAGCCCCGTCGAGCAGGTGGTGACGACGGTAAATATTGCCCTGCGCCGGCAATTGTACCTTCTCGATTATTTCTCCGAAGGAAATATTCCCGACAGCCTGATCGGTGTACCAGAAAGCTGGACGCCAGATCAGATTGCTTCTTATCAGAAATATTGGGACGCTTATTTCGATGGCGATCTCAGCCGCCGTCGGCGAGCCAAATTTGTACCCGGAGGCGTCGCTAAGACCTTCATCCAGACGAAGGAGCCAGAGCTCAAGGGGCCGTTCGACGAATGGATCGCGCGCATCGTCTGCTTTGCTTTTTCGATTTCACCTCAGGCTCTCACGCAAACGGTTAACCGCGCCACAGCCGAAACCCAAAAGGAGCTTGCCGAAGAGGAGGGGCTGGCGCCAATCCTTGCCTGGGCGAAGGCACTTATCGACGACATTCTGGCGAGCGAGTTCGAGGCGTCCGATCTTGAATTCGTTTGGAGCACAGGGAACGAAACCGATCCTGTGGCGCAAGAGGCCATCCTCTCAGGCTACACGTCGAAAGGTATCTTGACCATCAATGAGGCGCGTGCCGTGCTTGGCCGGGCGCCGCTGGCGGAGGCGTCGGCAAATAGAGCGATGACGCTTGCCAACGCAGGTTTTGTCGTGCTGCCTGAATAGGCAGAATGTAGAGCCGCCTGCTTTTCGAGTTCAATATTTGGGTGTTGCATGCTCGCTCTTGTCCTTGACAAGACGCGGATGCGGCGGCTGCGCGTTCGCTGTTGGTACGCGCGGGCGGCATCTAGATGTGGCCTCGTGTCCCACTGACAGAAAAGCGCGGCGCCGCGAGTGTTACGGTCGCGGCGGAAGCGGTACGTTTTTGGATAAGCCGGCTGCATGGCCAGGCGGCGAATGATTCGGCGATATTGAAATGTACCGAAGCTGCCGCGCAAAAATTTAATGAGGGTGAGAAGGCAGATGCACAGCGAGTGCTCAATTCCAGCGGGCTGACAAAACTTTCGCCCGATGGCGTGGCACTCGCGCGTGCCGTCGCCGGTTCGCTCGGAATTGCGCCCTTGGGCATGCCCTGGAAGGAAGAGCCAAGGCTGTGACGCGCTAAAGACATCGCAACGCATCTGCTTTTGTTCAAGGATTCTTCGCTGGCGGCCAGATTGCTCGCAAGAGGGAGGAAAACTTCCTCTCTCTTTGCAGATGCGTAGTCGTCTTTCTAATCAAATTATCTATTCAAAAAGCAAGGAGCATTTATGTCCGCGCTGCACATGTTCATACCGATAACCAAGGTCGACGCGGCGCGGCGCCTCATCTATGGTCTCGCGACTGCCGAGACGGAGGATCGCGCCGGCGAAATATGCGACTACGCCTCGACCAAACCATACTATGAAAAATGGTCGGCAGAGATCGCGAAAGCCACTGGCGGTAAGTCTTTCGGCAACCTCCGTGCCATGCATGGGCCTGTCGCGGCCGGCAAGGTGACCGAGATCACGTTCAACGACGCGGCAAAGCAGATCGAGATATGCGCCAAAGTTGTTGATGACGCCGAATGGGCAAAAGTTTTAGAGGGCGTGTATACGGGTTTTTCGCAAGGCGGGGCCTATGAACGGCGCTGGACGGACGCTGATGGAAGCACCCGCTACACAGCGTCGCCGAACGAAATCTCACTCGTTGATTTGCCATGCTTACCCAAAGCGACCTTTGAAATGATCAAGGCCGATGGAACAAGCGAGCAGCGGCACTTTGGAAAAAAATTAGACAATGTCGCACAACTAACCAGCATCATCGAGGAATTAAACGAACTGCAAGATGCTTCGGCATTTGAGGAGGCGACCGAGCAGGACGGCTCAAGCGTTCCCGACAAATTACGAGATCTTGTCACACGCGCTTTGGCTATTCTGCGGACCATGGTGAGTGAAGAAACCGCGGAACTCGGGCAGGACCGTGATTCGCATTCGCCGATGACAATGTTCGTCGCGCCGCTAAAGACCGCCGCCCTAAAAACCGTGAATCTTTTAAAAGACGGCGCCAGAAACAACGAAACGGACCAAGCCAGGATCCAGCACCTGCACGATACCTCGGTCGAACTAGGAGCTGCCTGCGGGACACAGAAAAATGCGCGAGGAGGCTTGGAAAAAAGCTTCGATGCGCTCATCGAAACGCTCGCTGACGTTTTGCGACGCGTGAAGCACATCGAGGAGCAACCTCTGCCTTTGCCACTTTTGGGCCAACCGCGGCCGATCTCGAAAGTCGAAGATGGCGGTGGTGATACTCATGCTGACGTCGAGAAGCTGCTTTCGAATCCGGATGCTCTGTCGGTACTCGCCATCAAATTGGCACAACGAAACGGCCGTTCGCCCCTAGGGTAAGCGTCTTTCCTTGTTACCAAGCCGGAGTGCTGTGAGGCGCGACTTTTGACAGAGTCCCTTTAGCGAGGGCGCGCGGTCCGTGAAAATCGTCTGTCTCGGAGTGAGGCGACGAGTACAGCGAAAAGACTCTCTCCTTAATATGTGGATGCCACGAAAACCCTTTGAAATTCCCTGCGGCTAGGAGCAAGATATGACAACGCAGACCGATGTTCAGGACGTTCTGGACAGGCTTAAGACCGCGCAGCAGAAGCCGCTCGGTGATCCACGGTTCAAGAACCTAATGGGGCTTGAAAAGAGCACATATTCAGAAAGCACGAGTGCTACATCCGGGCTCACCTTCTACGATCTGGAGCTTGGAGCCAAGTTCCTGTATCCGGTACTGACGCCGCTCCGCAACACGATCCCTCGTGTTTCTGGAAAGGGTGGCATCCAGGCAGCGTGGCGTGCGATTACTGCAATTAATACCAGTGGTTTGCGTTTCGGCGTGTCGTCTGCGAATCGCGGCGGTGTCATGGCTGTCAACACGCAAAACTATACTGCGACTTATAAAGGCATCGGCATTGAGACGAGTGTCGATTTCGAGGCGCAATATGCCGGTCAGGGGTTCGATGATGTTCGTGCGATTGGTGCCAAAACCGGTCTCGAGGCCTTGATGCTAGGCGAAGAGGCCATGATCCTCGGCGGCTGTACATCGACACCGCTCGGCACTACGCCAACGCCGACGTTAACGGCATTGACCACGGGTGGTACCCTTGCCGCACAGACCTGGTCGGTAATATGCGCCGCGATGACGCTTGACGGCCTAATGAATGGAAGCATAGCGGGCGGCGTTCAAGGGCAAATCACGCGCACAAACGCCGATGGCACGACTGATACCTTCGGTGGCGGCGTGGCGGGTAAAAGCGCAAACGCAACTGTCGCCGCCACTGGAACGACCGGCTCCATCAATGCGAGCGTCACACCGGTCTCCGGTGCATTGGGCTATGCTTGGTTTTGGGGAACGGCGGGGGCCGAAGTCCTCGGCGCGATTACGACGATTAATTCAGTAATTATTACCGCGGCTGCGATTGGCACGCAGACGGCTGTTTCACTTGGTACCAGTGACAACTCAGCGAATGCGCTCGCGTTCGATGGGCTCATCTCTCAGGTTAACATCCCGGGTTCGGGGTCTTACGTTTATAGGATGGCTGCCGGGACACCCGGAATTGGCACGCCGCTGACTTCGGACAGTGCAGGCGGCATTGTGGAGATTGATACCGTATTGAAATATATGTGGGATAATTATCGGCTTTCTCCCGATACGATGTGGGTCAATTCACAGGAAGCTTTGAATATTTCAAGGAAGATCCTTTCGGGTTCGCAAACCGCCGCACAGCGCTTCGTTTTCGAATCATCACAGGATCTGGTCGGTGGCGGCATCATGGTACGCACATATCTCAACCGATTCTCGATGCAAGGTGGCAGCGTAATCGACATTAGAGTACATCCGAATATGCCAGCAAGTGCCCTCCTCATGACGACTAAGGTATTGCCCTATCCGCTTGCTGGTGTTGGCAACGTTAATCAAATCCGGACACGGCAGGATTATTACCAGATCGAGTGGCCGCTTCGTAGCCGCAGATATGAATATGGTGTTTATGCCGACGAGGTTCTGCAATGCTATTTTCCGCCATCATTGGCATTGATCACGAATATCGGCAACGGCTGATCCTATTTCCAAGTAATGATCTCCAAGCTATATTTGTGAGCCTCACATAAAAATGATGTGGGCGGCCCTGTAGCGCATGAGTTCTCCCGCGAGCATTTTCGGTAAACTCGTTACCGGTATGCAAGAACATGCCATGTGATCGCTATATCTGAACAAGGATCGTTGGAATGAAACTACGGGCTCCCGAAGGCTGTCGCGCGGCGTCACATGCGGCCCAAACCATCGAGATAGCCGAGGATGGATCATTGTTTGTCGAGGATGACGCGTTGAATGTGCTTATCTCACACGGCTTCATACCATGGAAAGACGTGCAGGAAACGCTTAATCTTGCGCCAATAACGCATGACCAACTTGTCAACCAGGTGATGAAGACGATTAAGACAATCAGCACTGACGACATTCGCACGACACTTGAGGTAGCAGAAGCAACAATGCCATCGGATGGACGTAAGGATGCCAACCTCAATATTGCCGCTTCGGAAATCGGGGTTGAAGACATATCGGTTTTGAGCCGTCGAGAGCTATTCCATTTCCTCAAGGCAAAGGGGGTTTCAATATCCTTGCCCATTACCAATGAAGAATTGCGCGCTGCCGCACGCCACGCACTCGACGGCTGAGCGGTCCAAAATAATCAGGGTTCTAGCAGCGCTACACGGTCGAACCTGATTTTAATGGAGACGAAAATGGTTTCCAAAAGGTCAGGTCACAGTGGGAAGTCAGTTCATGATAACGGGATCAGATAAAAATGGCATCTCCCTTCGATCTTGTTAGCTTGGCTGATCTCAAATGTTGGCTTGATATTGCTGGAACCGATGACGATGTTCTTCTGGCAGGGCTAATCAAACAGATCAGCCGCGCAATCCTCAATGTTCTCGATAGGCCCTTGATTGTGCCTTCGACCTATACTGAAGTTCGCGACGGCGGCAATAACGTTTCAATCATGCTCCGACAATGGCCTGTCATCGGAGTATCTTCCCTAATCGTGGACGGCGTCACAATTCCTCCTTCTCCGCCTCTCGTTGCTGGCGCTAGTGCTCAGATAGGCTTTGTTTTAGATCCATCCGATATTGCTCCGCCCGGGGCGATGCAAAGATTGTCGCTGCGCCGCTTCGTTTTCAGATACGGCCTACAGAACGTTACGATCTCCTACAACGCTGGCTATCAAATTGCGAACGAAAGTGTGGTCATTCCCTCGACCCCCCCGTATAGCATTTCGGCGCAGGCGCCTTACGGTGCATGGGCGAGCAATGTCAGCGCCTATTATTCAAATGGTATTGCGCTAAATACGGTCACGGGGAATCCTGCCGCCGGGCAATACATGGTCGTAGATGGCATTTACAATTTTGCTCAGGCAGATGCGGGCACGACGGTACTCGTCACTTATGGCTACGTGCCAGCCGATCTCGCATCCTGCTGTATGGATTGGGTTGCCGAACGCTATGCTTATCGATCGCGCATAGGACAACATTCGAAGTCGCTTGGCGGACAAGAGACTATGGCTTTCATAGTTAAGGATGTTCCCGATTTTGTCTCTAGCGCTTTAGCCCCCTATCGCCGTGTGGTCACCCCATGATTGATTTCGAATTCGACATGCAGGCTGTGCAGGATGCTCTTTCGGGTCAAGCAGACACCCTTCGCATTGCGCTCGAGGCTCGAATTCAACAAAAGCTATCCGGCGAAGTCTTGCAGCTCCGCTCCGGCGCTCTTGCCGCCTCTATCATCTCCTCTATTCGAGACGACGGAGATGCTACGTCCGTCTCCATTGCCAGCACCGGCGTGCCTTATGCGGCGATCCAGGAGTTCGGCGGGAAAACGGCTGCCCACGATATCATTGCTGTGAGGGCCAAGGCCTTGGCCTTTAGCGCAGGCGGAGATGTGGCTTTCGCAAGAAGTGTCCACCATCCGGGATCGACAATTCCGGCACACTCATATCTCGGAGGATCGCTCGCGGAGATGCACGACGAAATTGAGTCAGGCTTCAAACAAGCAATTCTTGAAGCTTTAGGGTAGGGGGACAGTGGCAGCGTACACACGAGTCAGTCAGTAAACGATATGCAAATAGGGTGTTGTCTAGCAGATTAGCATTTGGGGAGCCGGATAGCGATGACATCACGCGAGAGTGCCATCAGGGCGCTCATGAATATCGTCGCCAGTGCATATCCCTGGAAGCTTGGTCCGACAAGACGGCTCAAGCTTTGGAGTGATGTGCCCGCTGCGAGTCGGCCAGCCTGTTTTCTATTTGAGGGTGGTCACGAATCATATTCGTGGAGCGAGAACGCTCTCCCAAAGCGCGTCATTGAGGTTAGATTGTTCGTTTATCTCAGCGCTAAAGATCCAAACGTCGCGGGGGCCCCTTTGCTCAATAAGGTGATGGATGCCTTCGATTCCGCCTTTATACTTACCGGAGGCGACGTTCTTAGTGGACGAAACACGTTGGGTGGTACCGTCTACAATTGTAGAATTGACGGAAAAGCTTTGAAGGACCCGGGTGATCTCGACGGTGACGCACTCTTGATTGTGCCAATCAAACTCATCTTGCCCTAATTGAAGCGCTGTCTATTTGACAGCGCGGTGATGAACCTTGCGTGGCATTTTACCTTCAGCTCAACAGCATGTCCCATCTTTTCATGGCTTCATCACAGCACGTACTGGACGGGCAAGAAGTTTCTTGGATTGTTTCAGGAAGGCGTCCGGGGCTGGGTGCATGGAAGTTGCTCTCGCAGTTTAAATTTTGTGTTGCCCTGCCATAGCAGCAGGCTCTAGGCATAGGTCGAAGGAAAGAGGTCAGCCATGTATAGTTTCGGCTCGGGCGTATTGCTCGGAACGCGCACGGACATAGCAAATGCCACGCCGGTGAATTTTGGCTTGGTGCAGGAAGTGACGATTGAAGAAACCGCGACGGTTAAGGAACTTACTGGCCAGTTCCAACGTCCAGTGGCAATAGCCCGCGGCACAATCAAAACGACGGGGAAGGCCAAGGTCGCCAGGATTTCTGGCATAGCATTTGGTAATCTATTTTACGGCGTCACACCGGTAGCTGGTCAGATTGCTACCTCATTCGCGGAAGGCCCAACAG